TACCGCTTGCGTAAATCCACACCTCATACCCTGTTGCGCTTTCCACAAGGGACGAAGGTGCTTCAAAGATAATCGGCGTATTAGCGTTCTGCGGGTCAACGTTCACATTTGTGACCGCCCTATCAGGAGCCTGTGTAGCGTAGGTAGGAGCAGTAGTAATACCGCTTAAATTATCCTCAAAGGTTATCTCAAGCGTGTAATCGTCTGTGCTTTCCTTGATTTCCACCACTCTGACGGTTGTAAGCCCCAAATTGGCAAGGTCAGACTGTAGAGTGCAAGCATCCATCGGCTCTAAGAGGATGAACTCCTGCCCTAGCTTCACCGTGTATCGGTTACGGTTGTATAGTTGTTTTTGCAAAATCAACTGTGCTACTGCCTGTGCAAGTGACTGATTCATAATCTCTGGGTGAGAATACGTTCCTGCCTGCCGCACACCATGAAGCTCAATGTCTCCTTCATCTGTAGCGTAAACCACGTTAGAGTTGTATTGGTCAGCCCTGCTTGTGTGCTCCAAAGGCACAATGTTATAGGTATCAGCCTGTGATGTACGCTCAATCCGCAGCGTTTCTTCATTCTGATTGATGATGTTCCTATCGGTGATTGCATAGTTCGGTAGCAATCCGTCCCAATAAGGTACAATCTTGACTTTGCCCTGCGAGAACACATACTCACTGTTTGTGCACTCCATTAGACTTGAAATAATATCACTGCATGATGTTTGATCGCCGTAGACAGGAGAAAGCAACAAACTGTTTGTCTTGCAGTAGTTCGAGTACACCGCTAAACTTTCTTCGTCTATAAGAACATCAGGGAAATTCTCGCCATAAACAGTCGAAGTAAGCAGAGTATAGATAATGTCACGAGGGTTAGCATCAGTCGGAGTATAGTCAACCGTAGCCTGTATCGCCGTGTAGTAGATTCTGATGTATGTAGGATCAGCTCTATCATAACCATCATCACGCTCATCAAAATTAAAGGTATATGTATATACGCCAGCTTTGACATTTCCATATTGGTCTTTTGATTGTTCGATAGAGTAGTACCGGCTATCCAATATCTGCCAACTGCCTGTGCTTGTTGCAGAGTCAAAAACGTATTCCTGCACGTATCGATTAGACGAGAAATTGCTTATCTCGATTTCCTTAACGTAAGAGAACTGCTGCATTTTTTGATTCGTGGGTTGTGCTACTGTGGGCGTATAGCCTTTTTTATAAGTTACAGAAATGGTTACTGTTTTAGGTGGCGGAGTTTCGCCTTCGCTGACTCTTGCCCAAAAGTGGCCGCTAACCGTACATACATTGCCACTTACAGATTGTGAGTGGCTTTCGCTATACGCACCGTCTACAGATACAGTTACAGTTTTCAATCCGGCATAGCTATTCAACGTAAACGACTTGGAATAGCTGTAATATGCCTCTGTCTCACCACTAGAAACGCCTGTAGCCGTTGTCGTGCCGCTTACTGTAACATCAGAATACTGCGTAGGTGCTTGGTCTTGACACAAGCCGTACACTTCAAAGTTCATATTAGGCAATGAAGCCGAGTCACCCAAATCAACCACGCCAGCCACATAGCTTGTTCCGCTATATGTGAGTGCATGGTCAGGGTGTTTTGTCACCATATAGCCCCAAGCGTCTTGCGCTTTTTCACCATTGAAGAACTGTAGGTTTAATGAGTACAGGTCAGTAGTCTTAGAGCCACTATAAACCTGCCCCACACCTGCCAATTCACCCTCGCCTAGCCCTAAACACCCTGCTACTGTGTAAGTGTACGTTGTTTGGCTAGAAGTGGTCTTTCCACCGCCTTTACCGCCGCTTGTCGTGGTTTCCGTGTGGGCAATCGCAGTAAAATCGGTATAATCGAGCAAAACTGAATTTACCAAAGCCGTTCCGAACACTAGCTTGAGTGGCACACCATAAGAAGATTGGTTGACTTGAAAAGACGATATTCGTTGTGACTGTGTGCTTACATTAGCACCTTTACCAAATATGCCCATCAGTCACACCACCTTTTCAAGCGGTATACTCCATAGAGGTGTGGCTCATATCCACGCATATTCGACAGGATAACGCCCTGTGAAGTCAGCGAATGGATAATGTACCTGTGGTCATACACAAACCCTGCGTGATGTGGTACTTTTGCGCCACTAAACTGAAAAACTAATATATCGCCGGGTTTTCGTGTGCCATCTTCCACACGATCACAATATTCCTCAATCTTCATCAGGTAGCGTGGTACTGCACAATGGCACGCAATATCTTCGGGATAATACGGCAGGTCGATGTGTTCTAATAAGTCAGCGTTTTCAAGCACGCCTAAGAGAAATGTGCCACAATCACACCCTGCACCCTTCACCCTGCCAGCAGTGTGATAAGGAGTGTTTAACCACTCTTTAGCTTCGGCAATCAGCCGTTCACGTTCTTCGATTTCTTGCTTCACTGTCATGGTTAACACCTCCTTTACAATAATACATTCTGACAAGGCAGAAACGGAAATCCACGGAAATTGTCCATGTTGTTAAATGCTTGGCAAGCTACCATCGTCTTTGCACACCCACGCCAAAAGGTGAATGTGTCACCTTCTTGTACCGCGTTTTGGAATGGTTGTGCTGGCGTAGCAACATTGCCTGTAAACGTCTTGATTGACCGAGAAACGCCAACATTTGCACCGCTGGTACACATCATAGTACCCTGCGTAAAATAGCCGTTAGCATAGCCACTAGCGATTTTTACGGCAGTTTTGGAACTGCCACTCACCGCCGTAACGTTCTTGGCAAAGTTTGCTTTGTTCAGCCCACACATGGAGTCACAGAAGCGGTTCAGGCATGATGGCTTCACCAGATTGCGTGGTAGCTGTGCATTGAGAAGGTCAGTAGGTGATTTTACCGTCAACTTTGCCTGTGTCAGCTTCACTTCTTCCACATCTATGCGCCCAAAGAAACGAGCTTTAAGCACATAGTCTACAGAAAGGTTAGGCATGTTGTACTGCCACGGAATAGGCGAATACAGGCGGTCAAATGACACATAAGCACCATCAAACGTACCGCCCTGTAATGCTTCTATCCATGTAACACCCAATTCATCAATCTTGTCATTGGGATTGTAGTTGATGTTCATTTCAGTATCAGCGGTTTCAACACCTAATTTCTCGTTTATATCATCGTGAGAAATAGGCATATGGATATATTTGTTGCCACCAACGGTTAAATCAACGTCATGCCCTGTCCTAAGAAGGATAGTGCCACTATTGAAGTAACCGCTATTGTAACTCAAATCCATTTTCAACCAAAATGTGTACAATTATGCAATGTACCATGTCTTGCGCTTTCCCTGCATATACTCCATCAGCAGGTTTTGGAGTGCTTCACTGCAATTCTTCATCGTTCATCACTCCAATTTTATAGACTCAAGGACAAGTTCTTCTAAGTCCCAACCACCGAAGAAAATCTGCTGAAATTCCGCTTCATCATTCTGGAAATGGCATCTATAGAACCATCTGCCTGTCCATTTTAGCGTAGCATTTTCCGCAGGGGCATTGGTGAAGGTAATAAGCCCTGTCTTATCCCATGTAAACGCCGTAGTTTCCACATCATTCACATAGATATGTGGTTTGTCCTTCATACCAAAGATAGGCTCTACAAACGTTCCGTATTTATGCACCAAGCGGAATGATTTCTTCTCGCCATCACCTGTGCCAAACACCTGCTTTACGCATCTGTTATCCTCAAATAACGGATCAGCGAACAAGAAGTCCTGCCCTGCACCGCCTAACCGATTATAAAAGCCCATCAGCGTGTGAATATCGTCCTGTTGCAAGTTCATATCCGACAGGTAAGAGAACGACAAATTGAAGGTGTAATAGGGGTAGGTATAGCACTGCAAAAACTTCTTAACACCGCTTATGCTTTCCTGTACAATCGTGTTCCAATGTGGCGTTTTGCCAATCGGATATTGAACGCCCCTTAACGTAGGAAACAATAAATCACTCACTGCTACACCCCCTTTTGCACACAAATAAGCGATAGCATTTCTGCTACCGCAACCGAATTTCATATTATCATTATAGCACCCCATTGTCAGATTTTTGTGTAACACAAAAATAAAAAAAGGCTCACCAGCCGTTAAGCCAGTGAGCCATAATTTTAGACTAAACCTTTTGCGTTCAGATACCCATTGCGAATACCTTTTTTGACATTCTTTGAAAGGTCACGATTGTAATCTCTCAATACCTGTTCAAATCCACGGCTACTTACAGTAGTCACGTTGATTGAACTCTTGACATTGGCATTAGCACTGCCATTACCCATGCTGCCGCCTGTTCTAGCGGAACTACGGATAACTTCTGCCTGCTCCGGCGTAAGAACCATCTCGCCCTTGTGTACCATTGCAAACATATCCTGCTCAATGTTGCCGCCAATATCGAAGCTAGGCACTTGGAACGTGGTAGACTGCATAACCGCAGAAGGAGTCATGTAGTAGCTATCAGGGGAACGCCCTAAGTTTACTTCGGAAGTGGAAGTTTCGGTTTTCGATCCACCACCACCAAAGATTGCACCAAACACTGCCATAATAGCCATTGCCGCCAACATCTGCACCATCATAGCCTGCAAGTTTGCCATAACAGTAGCCTGTGCCGCATTGCTCGTTGCTACTCGTGTGCCTTCTGCCGTAGTAGTAACTGCCGTTTTAGTAGTTTCCATTGTTGTATGAGCAGTGGTCTTTGCAACGTCATTAGCAGTTTCCGTTGCTAGTGTTTGTGCACTTGCAGTTTCAGCCGCTACCTTCATGGACGTAACGCCCTGCGTAGTCACCTGCTTAACTTGGTTCATCCTTGTTTTCGCAACATTGACTGCGCTTTGTGGCAACATGCTGTCAATTAAGCCATTATTGCCTTTCTTGCCGCCGCCCATAAGAGAGAGGTTACTAGAAGCCCATGAACCCAAATTGCCAGCAGTAAATTGACTAGCCATTTGTGCAGGACTAGCGGTTGCCCCTCTGCTGTGGCGTGTGCCTAACGCAAATCCTGTTTCTTTCTGTGGGAACAATGCGTTGGAGAGAACCTTGTTTAAGCGACTTGCCCAATCCTCGGTGAACAACTTAATCATGCTATTGACAAGATTTTTTAGCATATCACGCATTGCTTCGCCAAACGATTTAGTGCGATTCAATATGCTTTCTAAGCCACTTTGCCATTCAGATACAAACGCATCCTTAAAGCCAATAACATATCTATTCTTGTACTGAAAAGCCTCTTGCTCTAACTTGTATCGTTCCTGCTGATACTTTTCTTCGAGTTTCAGTTCTTCATCAAGAGCTTTTTTCGTGGCATCTACATCACGAGAAAGATACATCAGCTTTTGTGCGTGTAGTCTTGCTTCTGCTTCATTCTGTGCATCAATTATAGCTTGATATTCAGCTAAAATATCTTCGGCCGTGCCCTTAGACATATCGACAGTAGATCCTAATTTCGCATCAAGGAACGGCTTCTTAGTCGCATAGTTCTTCTCGTTCTTTTGGTAGTTATATTCCCAAACGTCCTGCTTGGACATAATACCCAGCTTTTCAGCAAAAGCAACTTCGGCATCAGCCATTTTTTCAATTGCTTTTACTTGCGTTTCTGTAGCTTTCTGAATAGCTTCCTGCCGTTTTGCTTCATACTTGGCAACCTCAAGGAGTACCTTTTGGTAATCCTTCTGCGCTTGCTCAAGCAATGCGTAGGGATTTTTGCCATTGACGAACATGATTTTCTCATAAAGGGCTTTTTCGTCTAAGGCTGTTACCTTTTCGCCCTTCATTTCACGTTCATACTTTAGCTTCTGCAATTCAAGGTCAAACAATTTCTTTGCCTGTTTATAGGCATTTTCAATGGCTTTTTCACCATCAGTGTAATTGTCCTCACCGTTCTTGCGTTCAAAGCGTGTAGCATATTCGCGTGCTGATTTCTGCCGTTCCCAATCAGTACCACCGCTATATACGCCACTACGTTCATAGTGCATATTGATAAGGTGCGCCCATTGTTCCGGTGTAGAAGGTACTGCGTCCAATATCTTTTGATAAGAACCACGTTCAGCACCTTTTGTCATTTCATGCACGATGTAATCATACTGCAAAGTACGCTTCGTGTTCACATCAGAAGCATAATAATCAGATTGACTCATGCCACGCATAGACAGGTATTCATCTAAGAATCTGCCCCATCTATCAGAATCCCATTGTATCATACCCCAATGGTCTCCATTGGTAGCGTCAGGGTTGAAACTGCTTTCATGGGCAATATTAGCCAAAATGCCTAGAACCATATTCTTATCTAAGCCTTTGCCTGTAAGGTAACGATAGCCCATTGCTTCAGGTGAGTTATCGGCTTCTCTTGCACCTTTAGGCGTTTTGCTACCTTTAGTACCTTTAGTCCCCTTTTGTGGGTCATCCGTAACAATACCTGAATCTTCCTGTCCACCGCTTACATTGGAATATGGGTTTGACGTTCCACCTGTACTACGTATTGCGTCTGCTTCTGCTCTAGCTCTTGAAGAAGCGACTTTACTTTGTGCCAATTTTGCTTTTTGTGCAGCTATCTCCGCAGGAGAACCATCTCTATCATCGCTCCATTCAGAATGAAAGTTTTGGTGCTTTATGCCAGATAACATAAGAGACGAACCTTGTGTTTGTAGCCATTCACCAGCAGAA